CTCCAGCAGATGTAATTCCAAATACACTTGAAGAACCACCATTGTTTGCTTGTTGATAGTCACCGCAGAAACCTCCGCCTCCGCCTCCAACTGAGACAGGGTAGCTTGATCCACCTGATACAGGTTGAGCATCTGCTACAGGAGATGGATAGTTTGTTCTATATCCTCCTGCTCCTCCGCCCCCAATTCGAGCCGCGCCACCGCCACCACCGACAATAAGATATTCTACAAATTTAGTGCCTGGTGATGCAGTATAAGTTCCGCCTGAAGTAAATGAATTAACTGCAGGTGATCCAGCTTCTGAGAAGATTGGATTGTTTGAAGCTCCAATAATACCACCTTGTCCTTGTGCCATTATTAAGACCTCCTATTAACTTAGTTCTTCGTAATTTATAGTGATAGTCAAGTCACTAGCTGCACTAGCTCCTGCTTCGATATTATCTCCCTCTTCTAAATACAGAGAAGAATTTTTATCAATTAATATTAAAGTTGAGTCTGCTGCTACAGCAATTGTGCTTGCAATTTTAATTGGTGAACCACCACTTTTTGTAATAGCCACAGTCGCATCAGCAGAGCTACTGCCGTCTATGTTAGCTATAATAATACTGTTAATTTTAAAAACTTTGTTTGATGATGATGCGTTCGCTAAAATTTCTGTTGTTACAGTAGTGGTCAAAGTAGCTTGAACTGACTTAGCTGTAATCGTTGAAACGTTAACTAGATTTGGTGCTGCCATTTTTTATATCTCCTTAATTATAATTTATCCGAAAACTAGTGCCATTGCAATAGCTTTTCCTGTTGAAGCTACATCAGAAAAAGATAACGCTCCTGCGCCATTTGTTGTTAACCCATTACCACTTGAGCCATCTGCTGTCGGTAAGGTTAAAGAAAAACTAGAACCCACAGTAGCAGGTGCTTTCAAACCTACATACTCTCCTCCAGTAGAATCTTCGAATCTTACTTCATTTTGATTAGTCAAATTTAATTGTGATAATTCTGAAAATAAATCTGTAACATTAGTACCATCAGCGTAAAGAATTTTTGTACCTTTATCAGTGGTAGCAAAAGTTGGTCCTGTGCCACTTACTGTTTTAAATTGAACAGTGTACGCGCCTGAAGTTGTGTTTTTGACTATGTATACTTTTTCAATGCTGTCAGGAATTGTTACAATTTGGTTACCTGTAATAGTTCCTGTTAATTCAACTACTGCGTTTCTTGCATTTGAAAGAGTTGCATTTGTCATTGCTAACGCTGTCGTTTGTGCGCCACCTGCAATAGAAACTGCTTCATAACCTGCAATCGCTTGTTGAACTAAGTTTAAATTTGTATTAGTTTTATCACCCCAAGTACCAGAGTTTTCCCCTGTTACCATTAATTCGAGTTTCAAATCTGTAGAATAACTTGATGCCATATATTAATCCTTGTTTTAAAAAGTATAGTTTATCTATGCTGCCTCGTCAATAACCGTCCAAGTGTTAGTTATATCTGGATCTACTACTGCCCAGGCATTTATGTTAATTGTACCAACAGAACCGTTGATTTGCAATCCTGTTACTGGTGCTTCAGCACTTGCTCCAGCTACCGCACTCGCAAGAGATGGTGTTAGAGATATTCCTGAAGGAGAAGCTATAGTATTTGCGTCTAATACGGCTGTTCCTAAAGAGAAAGTTGTTGATAGTCCTGTTAAAGCACCTGTATTTGCGTCCGCGGTTACGCTTACTGAACTTACATTTGTAGTTAAGCTTTGTCCTGTAGAAATTACGTCTACTGATGGGATTATTATTTCAACACCTGTTAATAAAGTATTTCCGTCACCATTACCCCAAAGACTATTTCCCCATGTGTCATTTCCCCAAGGGTCATTGGAAGGAGATGTAACTTCAACAATTGTAAGTTCTCCACCAAAAGCACTTCCTTGAGAAGTTGTTGCGTTTGTTCCTGATAAAGAATAAATAGAAGCTTGACCAATAGTTCCAAGTGATGAAGACATTCCTTGTCCTGTCAAAGAAACATTTGCTTCTCCAATACCAACTTCGACACCACTTACTAATGAAATTCCGTCACCAATACCCCATAATCCATTACCCCATGTTTCATTACCCCATGGATCATTTGAAGGAGATGTAACTTCAACAGTTACAAGCTCTCCAGCAAATACTGTACCTCTGCTCGAAGTCATGCTTTGACCTGTGACTGGAGCTTCGGCACTTGTTCCAGCAACTTCATCTCCTACAGCTGATGTCATGGATGCGCCTGTTGGTATAATGTTTGCGTTTGCTGTTACGCTTTCAGTTCCAATAGCAAATGTACCAATACTAATACCTGTAACAGCTGCTTCAGGACTTTCAAATTCGCCCCATTCTTGAGATCCCCAAGTTAATGCACCCCATCCAACAGATGGAAAATACGTAACTGAACTTACTGCTGATGTAACGTTTACACCAGTTGCAGAAGCAGATTGATCTCCTAATAAATTCCAAGTACCAAATCCCCATGTTTTTGCTCCCCATGTATTTTGAGTAATATCAAAAACACCTCCCATGCCAATTCCATGGATGTAACACAAATAATAAAAATCTGTTTCAGAAGACGGTGTTACTTCAATGTATCTTGTAGTAGCAGCATTGAATGTGGTTGTATTTGTGTAGTTTGTTTGGTTGCTAGCTCCGTCAAGATAATAAGTTATCCCCGAAGAAATAATGCCAGACGTACTAGTGTTTGTAGAAAAAATTAATGGGTGGTTGTTATTTGATGCATCACTTTGATCAAAACGTAAAGTTGCACCTGAAACCCAACTTACAGTTCCTGGACCTGTAGAATTTCTAGCACCGTCTAAATAAAAGACGTTGCCCGTTCCTCCGCCATAAAGGTTACCCGATGCTACGGTAACTGTGTAAGTAAGTTCTGCCATAGCAACGGGCTCCTAAATTATGCGATTCTTAAAATAGCAGCAGTAGAGGTAAAGTTAGGAAATTGAATTGTAAACGTTCCTGATGTTGCAGTTTTATCTGCGCCAAAATCTAAAACACAAACTGCTTTTTTAGAGTCAGTTGAGTTATAAATTAAAGCACCTCTTGCAGTTAAAGTTACTCCAGTAAAAGATAAGTCTGCGAAATCTACAATAGCTGTTGTAGATGATAATGATGTTTGTTGCGATTGTAATTGTTTACCCTTAGCAACATACGTACCAGAAGCAGAAACTTCGTTACCTGTAGTGTATGAAGTTGTTGCTGCACCTAGAGATGCTTGTGATGTATATAATGCTAAATTAAAATTGTCCCCGCCTGTATCCAGATCATGGACACCGTCTAATAATTCTTTTTTGAAAGAATTACAAACTGCTTGTGTTATTGCCATAAAATTTCTCCTTAATAATTAATTATTTGGTGATGGTGAAGGAATTTTAACCCTTGGCACACCATCGGTATACTCGTCTCTACGTCTAGCTCCCATTTGCTCCAACGCAAAACTTTGTATAGCTATATTATACTTGTCTGAATAGAGTTTGTACATATCCATGGGCCCTTTCAAAAACTCATAGGCGTTCATCATCGTAGCTACAAATAATAGATCTTGATAGTTATTAGACAGATATGTCGTAGTGTTAGTTGATGACAAATGATCAGGGTTCATTACATAGTCTACTTCAACTTTATACGCACTGTTAGGCGTAGGAGCCACTATTAAATAGGTTTCTTTCCAATTAGAATAGTATTTTGGCACTCCTGTAGCTTCAGTTGAATTATACTCATCTATAAAAGATACATCTCTTTTGACCAAAGTTTCAGTTGTAGTTGGAGAATTATTTGTGTTAAAAACTTTCACCGCTCTTACAGACAAACTAAATCTAGATGTATTACCTTGAAAAACAGCATTATTAGGAAGTTCTAAATATCTGTTTGAAGGTTTAAAATTACTTGTAACATACTGTCTTTCGTAATCTGCATCTACTTCTCTTGAGATTCTTAACTCTGCATCTTTAATCATAGAGTCAAGTATAGAATCAGTTAATACTGAACTATCAACCTCTGTGTAATCTCTAATCTTTTGAATTAATTCTGCAAACGTCATGATATAGTTATTGTAACACTCCCTAATGAACCTCGTAACTCTCTTTTGTTATTTTCTTCTGTTGGAGAAGTTTGAGGCTGCATTCCATTTGATAAAAATTGACCATCCCAATATTGAGGATCCAAATACACTGTGACAGGAGCAGCTCTTTGTGGTCTTGCATTAGACAATGCAACAGGATCAGCTTTCTTTGGTTTAGGATCTAACTGAGGATGTTTTGCTTCAAATTCAGACGTATGTACAAAAGAACCATTCCATTCTTTTACCATTTCTCTATAAGGAAAAGCTTGACCTGATCTATCTGATATTGATTGTGCAAATTTACCCTTCGAATAAGCCATTAGGATCCTTGTGGGTAATAAACATTAGGTGTTATATATACAGATGTTCTTTGTCCGTCTTCATCTAATGCTCTTTTCAATTCATCTTCGTATAATAATTTTAATGCTTGAATTCTTTCTGGTGCTATTTTTTGAGCTAAATAGAAAGCTAAACCTGATACCATACATGGAAAGAATCTAAAAGGCATATCGGAGGTATTAGTATATGCTCCTACATCTTCAATTCTAGCTAAATAGTAATAAAAAATATTAGTTACAGAACCTGTGCTTGGAGCTAAATATAAACTAATTGTAGGTGTAAGTTGTCTATCAACATAATATTGAGAGGGGGTGCCTGTATCAGATTTATTTGGAATAGCAATGTATTCTGATCTTGAAATTTTAGTTAAACTTTGTTGCGTTCCACCCGTTGTAGTTACAACAGCTTCTAAAACATCATTACAATCGCTTGGAGTATTATAAGTTATTTGTCCGTTAACTAAAGTTTCTGTTTGCGATTTAACTTTCCAAAGATTTATACCTCTGTTACCCCATTCAGAAAAAAGTAAATTTAAACTTCTTCTAGCTGACTTGATGTCATTACCAGAATTAGTTCTTACGCCACATCTTTCGTAAGCTTCTTCGATAACTTCATCAATTGTGATATTAAAACTTGTTGTTCCTGATGTAGCCATTTCATCCTTACGCTAATATTTTTTCTTGTAAATGTTTTGGTAGATTTTTTTGTTTACCAATTAGCTTTCCTGTTTTAGCATTTGTTGGTTTCTTTTTTACTGAGCCACCGCCCATGTATTTATTCATTCCACCACCCATTTTACCTTGTACTTTTATTCTTCCATTTTTCATTACATTACTCCTTTGAAGTTTCCTCCTTTAATGGCTATACCCATGCCACCACAAGAAAGTTGTTTTGGTTTAATTGGTTTTGTTTTTTTCTTATCTTTAGCTGCTTGAGTTGCTTTTCTCAATGCCTCAAGATATTTTTTATATTCTGTTGCTTGCTCCATTATAGATCTATCATACCACCATAATATAGTTTAGTAAACTCGCCTTTCGATGCAAATGTCTTAACATTTGTAGGTTTACCACCTACTCCTTGTGCTTTACTTCTTTTTCTCGCAACCGCAGAACGCCTTTGCGATTCTGTCATTCGGGCGGCTTTTGCAGCAGGCACGCATTTGGGGTATTTTCTTTTTGATCCATCTGCAGATTTTCTTCCACATTCTTTATATCCTCCACCTTTTTTTGGTGATCCTATATCTACCCATTTTTCTGAAAACCATTTTTTAAGTCCACCTTTTTTCATACCTGCTGGGACACAGTTTGGAACCATTTTGTTCCCTTTTTTCTTCATACCTTTTTGGACATATCCTTGCCAACATGTACCTCGTTCACTCATTTTAATAAGTCGCCATAGTACTCAATTGAACTTGGATTTGATAAATTAATATCAGCTGAGTCATGTTTAATAAATTTTCCTTGATAAGCTGAAATAGAATCTAATTTATTTGCTTGTTTTTTGTGGGTTGCAGATGCTTTATGTAATCCTTTTGCAACTTCTTTAATCTTAGCCTCTCCACCTATTTTTTTAGCTGGAGGTTTATTAAGTATTTCTGCACCTTTTATAAGAATATCAAATAAACCGTCACCATCTGATTTAGGAAAATTTCTTTTTCTTGGACCATATTTTTTAACATCCTTTTTTCTTTTTTCTTTTCTTAAATCTTTCAAATCTGAATTTGTTTCTATTAGAATACCTGTTTTTGCTTTCTTCGGTCCCCAATCTTTTCTTTTTGTACCCGATGGATCTTTTATTTTGCCCGCACAAATCTTACTAGCATATGCATTCGCGTATGCACTGGGATATACCTTAAATTTTCTTTTAGCGGCCGCTTTGCCTCTAGCACATAGTTTTGTCATAGTGTCTTAGCCTTTTTCGGTTGTACAACTTCTTTGATTGTACCACTTTTTGTTTGAACAGTAAACTTCCCACTCTAAGCAATTTAGCAATAGGATTTCTCTTTTTTTCTTTATTTTTCATCTTAATCTTGGTCCTTTAAAAAATATTACCAGAGTTCTTCTCGATCCGTAAGTGACAGGTAATACTTTGTGAGGATGATAAGATTTAAATAAAATTGCGTCACCGCCCTGTGAAAATTCAGATATTTTATTCTTTTGATGTATTAGTTGAAACTCTCCTCCCTCGTAATTTGTTTCAGAAAGATTGATAATAAAGGTAAGTTTTAAATCAAACGGTTTATCTCTTTCACCATCCACATGCCAATCATATTCTCCTTTTTCAGAACCATCATAATCATTAAGAGTTGCAAATTCGTTAGGTGTAATTTCAAATATATCCATTCCAAAGTTAAAAGAGTTAACAGTTACTGCTGCATTAATACAAGGTTTTATTTCTTCCCAAATGTGACCTAATTGAATTGTTTTAACATTTGTAATTTTAGTCGTATTAGCAGCGCGTCTATCCTCACAATCCTCAACATAATGATTAATTTTTTGATTAAGTTTTATTATATCTTGTGGTGATATTATTTTATTCCAATACCAATAGGTGAAAGACATTAATTATAATTAAAAGAAAAAGACATTCTTTTATCCTCTGTTAAATTTGGTTTTACTCTATGTTTTAACCAACTTGGAAACAAAATCAATAGGTTATCTTCAGGAACAACAAAATACTTTGAGGAATTATATATATTATATTCTTTATGTTTAATTTTTTGTAAATGATATTCAATGGTTTCAAAATCATTTACAAATTCAATTGCACCAGAATCTTTTTTTGTTTGTACATAAAACACACCAGATATAAGAGAATTTATATGACAATGAAGTATATTATAATTTCCAAAGTAATTTATGTTAGCCCATAAATTGTCAAGTTTTGTATTTTCAATATTAAAAACTTTTTTAAATATTTCTACATTCTTATTTAACTCTTTAATTAATTCTTGAACTTCTTCTTGTTTGTTATCTAAGTCGTTCGATTGAAAACCACCTTCATTAGATATTACTCTTTTGTTATTCTGTCTTTCTAAATTTTCAATATACAATTTTAATGTATCTAAATTTAGATTTAATTTTTTAATATAAATAGGAGTGCTAAAAATGTTTATTACTTCATTCATGAGTTTTAAAGGCTATTGATATTCTTGGTAAACTTGAATTTGAAGCTAATCCTCTATGTGATAATTCTGATGGAAAAGCTATTAGTTGATTTTGAATAAAATTTATCTTTTTATCTTTTATTTCTAAACATCCTTCTCCTTTTTGTAATGTATCTGAAACCATAAGTAAGTATGTCGTTGTTCCATTATCTTGATGCCATGAACCACTCATGTCGGAGTGTTGAATATTTGCATAAGCTTCAATTACTTTTATATTTTTCTTAAAAGTTTTAATTAACTTAAAATGTAAAAATTCAAGATCTTCTTTTTTCAAGTCTGATCTATAAAATTGTTTGTGTTTTGGATCTGATATTATAGATTTTTCACCATAATAATGAGGGTAATTATAGAGTATTTTATAATGTAAATATTTTATATAATCATCATCTAACCAATCATTTATGCAAACTATGTTAGACATTAAAAATAATTAAAATTTATGACTATCCTGTTTGGTGTAGAAAGCTGAGTTTTAACTCTATGTTGTGTCTCACTTGGAAATATAACTATTCTATTTTCTTCTGATTGAACAAATTCATTAGTATCTTTAAATTCTGTTCCACCATCATTAGAATTTACATAAAGAACTGCAGTGGTTGCACCCTTTAATTTATTATCAGTATGCCAATTAGAATAATATCTTTCACCAGTTCTTAAATACATGTTAGCTCTCACACTAATAGTCGCTGCAACTTTTAATCTTTCTAAACACTCCACTATGAAAGGATCATAAAATGGAGAGTTAATTGTATTTTTGTGAAAAAAAATATGAGCAAAATAAAAATTATCAGGATTTTTACCAGTCTGTACCATGTGTTTTTGATAAAACCAATTTATATCACTGCTCGTTAGAATGTTTCTAAACTGATTCCACTTAGATCTTTCTATGAAATTGTCAATTACTTGAAGCATATTAAATCCATTTAAGCTGTAAAAGTTTTGCTTAATGGATTTTTTTTATTTTTTTTTGCGTATAATTTCTTTTTGTCTTTTTTCTTATCTTTAGCGCCTCTTAATTGACCCTCAACTTGCTTTGTCATCTGTGATCTTGTTATTGCCATTAAACTAAATCCTTTGCTTTTCCTATAATAGGTTTGTATTTAGTTTTACCATCAGATTTATAAGCATGCAAGAATTGTTTTCTTGGTTGATCGGGGGTATAGCTGCAATGTATCCAGCCACTGTTTGGCTCACCAGGAGTGTAGAACTCCAATATCAATTGATCATAGTCTAGGTTTTGGTTGATCCAATCAGCTAGCTCTGCATTGTCTGTACCCATCACTTCAAAATCGGCCGCCTCGGCTTTTGCATGCTGGCTGTTGATTGAGCTACCTATTTTTACACACAGTTGTTCGCTCCGAAATCCGCTAGTGACTTTTACTCTGCCAAAGTGATCACGTACAGGCTGTAAAATATTTTCACAAAGAGCTTTTAATTTTTCAATCTGACCTGAGTTTGGATTATTATTTATGTCCAATCTGATTGCTGTGTCTGATTTGATTAACTCTTGAAGAGTAAAATTACGTGAAAGATTCATAAATCTCCTATTCTATTATTAATTTTTTTATTGATTTTGATCCATCAATATTATCTTCTAATTCAGCAGAACCCTTCCAACATTTGTAGGTTACTGATTCACTAAACTGTCTCTCCGCGTGGCGCTTCCCTCGGAGACAACCAGCCATGTTTTCTTGCAAACGAGCTTCCTTGATCTCTGCGTTTACAAACATAAGTAAAGCTACTACAGACTCAATCATTGTGAATAACTCCCATTACCATTGTATTTCATATCCCTGTTTGAATCTTTTAGTTTTTCGATATCATCCAAAACCTTATCCATTTGCTTTCTTAAAAACTCGATGTTTACTTTATTTAAAGCCATTGATTCGATATGTTTGTTTAACTTATCCGTGGTCTTGTACAAATCCTCGATCATCATGAATTGCTCAGAATCAGCGGGCAATGAACCTAGTTGTCCACGTGGCCATTTGATTCTAAACTCTGTATTCTCTTCAAGATCTTTCTCCATTAATTGTATACGAGTGTCTGCAACATTAAGACGTTCTACAATTTGAAAATAACCCATCGTTCCAAGTGCTACGATAACGATCAAACTAGCAACCGTCTTCATAGGCATCTGTACTCGTGCCTCTTCTCCAATGTTGAGTGGTTTATTGGACATTAAATACCCTGCATTCGAGGATCATTAGACAAGATATTTTTTACAGCTTTTGGTCTTGCTATAGAATCTGCACTTCTTTTTCTCAATTGTGCTACAGCAGACTTCTTCAACTGTATTTGTTTCTTGATCAATTTTAGATCTCTTTCTAAATTCATTTCTTTTTCTTCTTTTTGCTTATGAATACATTATCTATCCATTGGCATACTTTGTCTAGAGCCCCAAAAAAGCCATACATAAACTTATCTATCATTCTTTTTTTTCCATTTCATAAAACATTTTGTCCGTATCTTCTGTAACCATGTCGTTATCTTCTGCGTCCCAGTATGTAGTTTGAACTGAGTAATCTGGCCAGCTGTCATCAGTAGTATAACTGTTAATGTGCCAAAGAATACGATTATTAGGCTGAGCTGCATAATTCCCGTTAGAAAGAGCCAATATATGCGCACACTTATGTTCTTGAGGTATTTCAGAATGTTCTGTATCCAAGATATTAACGTCTGGATGAGCCCAATCAATTGTAAATAAATATTTGCCATGATAAAATTTTTTATCTAAGCCTAAATATTTTCCGTTTACACCATCCAGCCAATCAAAACAAGTAACACTAGGCCAATAGCTAAAACTATTCCACAATTCCAATTCATGCGTTTGCATATCTGGCACACTGGATCTATCAAAATTTTTTTGAAAAAATGCTGATATAGGTAAACGCCAAAAGCATGCACCGTTTGGTAGCATGATGTTAAATAAGAGCGCACGTCCTGATATGGATGTAAGACCGAAGACCACACAGTCTTCACTTTCGCCATGATGTTTTTTAAGGTCATAAAGATACTCCTTTCTTACTTTACAATATATTGGAGGTAAATTTGCGTTCAGATAGGCCATGTTTATATTTTGTCCTCCAATATTCTTTTCTTTCTAACAATCTAATTTTATATTCTAATTTACTTATTCCAAGTAATTTTTTAAAAAATTCTAACATTTCCATCTTCTTCTTGCAGCGCATATTCTCTTTTCAGGAGTTTTTTTACAATTCACATTATGCATTTTCATTTGTCCCGCACTTCTTGCACAATATGATTTACGTCTTTTTGCTGCTTTAGATCCTTTTTTAACTTTACCTGTTACTGCAGTTTTAAGTTTTGATCCAGGGTTCATTCTTCTATATGCACGAACGCCTGCAGCGGTCATACCTGCACCTGATTTAGTTGATCTAAAATTTTTTTTATTTCGCGCAGGCATTCCTCCCTTTGCGAAACCATCAATCTCTATACCTAAATCAGCATAGTAATCCATTTTAAACCTAAACTGTTAATCCAGCGCCTGAATATTTATCTGTAAGCAAAGTATATGCAGTCACTTTAGTTTTTGTTTTACAAAAAATTCCTTTTGGAAAAAGAATTCCATCTTCAGGAAAGTTAAAGTTAATAACATCTCCAGATGGTACATCTGCTTGAAACAAAGTTGCTCCTGCATTAGATGTAGTTGTAAGTTCTAAAGTTCCAGCTCCTGTTCCATCAGAAGCAATTATGATTCCTCTTAATCTTACAGGTGGTTCGATAATAGCTGTAGCCCCTGCCGCAGCAGTAGATCTTGTAGCTTGTATATCACTTTTAAATGCCATTTGTTCTCCTAGTTTGTGGCTCCCGAAGGAGCCACTAATTTAATATTATGCAATAGTTGCAATTGGAGTTGATAAAGTCTCAGCTTTGTAAGTTGAGTTAGTACCATCATCCTTAATGCAAGTTAATCTTACTCTTGCGTTCACAGCAGTTGTCGCTGGTAAAGTT